ACAGTAATCTTTTTCTTTATAGCGTCTGAAAGTTACTTCTGATGCAAACCAAGTATTAAAACACCCATTACAATTAAGCCTAAAAGTTTCAGTACATTTAAGACAAAAAATCCCATGTCCTGTAAAACTTGAATATTCTCCTACATAAGTCCACTCATTGCATTTGTCACATTTAAGTGAATCAGTTTCTTCACAATCTGGAATTTTCATTTTATTTGCTATGCGTTGTAAATCTTTTTGAAAATTTTCTGAAGAATAATTTTTAATATCTTTTTCACGCAAGAGACTTATATTATTATCTATTAACCTATCATTGAGGTCAAGAAACATATTTCTCGTAGCCGTCATAACTCTTATAACAATTTCAGAAGATGTTGTTTCATCATATGCAGAAATTATAGCAACAGTGCCTTTTCCAGTCAAACTTCCATCTTCTGTACGTTCTTCCGTATAACAGTTATCTGTTAACTCGCTCATATTATATATTAATACCATCTGATTAGATTGAAAATCTGAAGGTAAAATAGTATAAGAATTCATCACTGAAGAAGAAACAAGAGCAATCTGACGCTCATTAAAATGATATTGTTTATTATTCCTCTCCCATTGAACTTGACCATTGTCATCTTCTATGGCTATATCAGTAGGAAAAACGCATGAGTAGCAATCTGGACTCTCGTCTATATCTATTAAATCAGTAATAGTTCCAATAGCATCTCTAGCAATATTTAAAGCAGAGTATTCATTCCTAAGAAAAAGAACTTTATCTCCAATATTGTATTTATAACTTGGCATATTTTATCCTTTCACGAGGGATTCTGATCCTGGCTGTCAAGTATTAGGCTCATTGTATTTTCTTTTAATAGAATTTAATCTCTTTATATATAAATCAGCCTCTTCTTGGTCTTTAGCGTAAAAAGAATTTCCCTCGTGTACAAATGGCTTGAGTTTATGTCTAATGTGAAAAGGGATTCTTCTTGATTTTCTTACTCCCATATTCTTGCTAACCTTCTGAGAAACCCAAGACTAGCTCCAAATCCAAATGCTACCCCAGCAATCTCTAGATTATTAAAATACAAAGCAAATGAACCTACTATATAGGTAGTAAATCTGAATACACCATATATAGAGAAATCATTTTTTGATTCTTTTAATTGTAATTTGCTCAATTTCATCTCCTGTTATTATTGTTTTAATGTAAGTTATTATTCCAGATACGAATGCACCTCCGAATAATAAATAATATGCTAAGCCGTGAGGCTCACCACAAAATCCTAGTAAATGTTTTATAGCCTCAATCATCATAAACCCAGTAATATTCTAAGTTATCTGGCTCTAACCATTTATATTGAGAATAAAATTTATAATCTTTACGCAGTAAATTACTTCTGTGTGAAGCGTGTACTTTCTCATCACCTAACCAATTAGGAGTAGATACGTTATCAGATACACCTATCATTTCCATAGTATTATTATATCCTCTAAGTATCCATTCCTCTATCATCTTGTTTTTATATAGCAATAAAGCCTCTTCGTAGCCTTTCCACATAACAACAGCAGGATGATTAAGCCAACCTGTGTATGCTTTGCCAGACTTAGTAGGTACACCAGTAAGTGCATTAAATATCTGTAATGCTTCTACTCTTTGTTTGCCTAAACGTCTGTAATCAAGAACTTGAGCTGATTCCTTAAAGCTCTCGTATGGTAAAAATGTCTGCATATAATTTCCTAATTTGATATAAATTGTCGTAATTCATAATAGATTATACTAATTTTTTTTCAATTTTCCAATAAATTTATTGCTCTATATAATTTACTTTCCTATTCTTTTTTTTTTATTGTTAATTTAGCAGAAATTCTTCGATTAGACTGATCCATAAACTCTATTTTATTCTCTCTCGTATTTAAAGTTACTTTTTTAATATTTGTAATACCATTGTTTAAGAGAATAGTATTAAGAGCAGCATTTATATTATGTGTATCTGGTGGCATTTATTTTGCCTCCTTTTTATTTTTAACGCTATACCAAACAGCATAGAGTTGTTTTTTGTGTTTAGAGTTTGCTTCTGATTTAGAAGTCTTAAAATATTTTACATACCAATTAACGAGTTGTTGCTTGGAATTATGAGGGCATACATTATAAGAGTATCGTATCAAAATACTTTATACCATTCCTAATAAAGATACTAATATTCTGCAAAAAGTTAAAAAACCTGTAATTATGACTATGCCTAATAATCTTGTCTCGAACCATCTATCTATCTCTAGCCATTCATCTATTGCATTAAATATCCTGCTAAACATTGTATATCTCCTTATTAATAAGTTCTGTCAAATATTCTTGTATCTATTTTCCGAGTTTTAGTAATACGGACTGCTTTCATAATAGCTCGTGTTTTTCTATTTGCTTCTGTTAAACGCTGACGCTCTTGACAAGCAGTAATGTATTCAGTAAACTTTCTGTGGTCTGTGTATATTGTACCAGTATTAACATCTATGAGAATAAAGTCAATATCTCTGAATTGTGCTTTTTTGTGAAATGCCCATATAATTTTCTCGCAGGCTTTAAGTGTAGGTAGCTCTATATCATCTCCGTCAGGAAATGTAATAAGCCAAGTGTGGATAGTACGCTCTACTTTGATTATACATTGCTCTTTTTTGGGTGCATTAGCAGATATATAACTGTCTATAGGATTATTTCTCTCTCGCATATAATCTCCAGTGTTTTTTGTTTACGATTCGAATATTTTCTAAAATTAATAATAAATTTACACATGATGCAACAACATAATATCTCTAATCAAATTATTTTCCTGGTTCTTTTATACTCTAATCTATATTCTTTTGAGTAATAACCTTTATTATGCTTATTACAGCATTCAGGGCAAGCTCTTTTTTTCTTAGTTCTCCTATGTGCAGGTCTCTCCCAGTTACAATTATTACATACGAGTTTGAATGTAGTCTGTGGCATTATAGTCTCTTTACTAGCACATCGTTCTGGATTTGCACCAATTTTTCTGGCAAAGGCTTTCCAGATAATATTATGATTATTCTCACATCCTGCAAGTGCGTGAGCTATCTCATGCAATACTACATCTTTTATTATATTCTCTTCATTCAGCTCAACATAAGGCAAAGATAAATATATTGTTTTACTGGACTCATTACATCTGCCAAGCGATGTTTTTCTCTCGTCAAAAAATAATTTCCAGCCGTCTAATTTATTCTGTTGCATTAATCTCTGAGCCATAAAAACAGCATCAGATAATTCCATATAATACTCCTTAAAAAAATCTTTTTATTTGTCTCCGAGTTAAATAATAGGTGTGTAGAAAAGAGCCCTAATTTCTCAGGGCTCCTCTCCTCTATTCCTGCTCTCCTATTTCTTATTTAGTTTCTCTAGTTTCTTCAAGGTCTCTATATTTACCTCGACTTCTCGCTCTGTCTGACCTGATACCTTGTGATAGTATACTCCTGCCTTCATCACATGACCATAGTTTTTAGAGTTTTTATCTTTACATATCTCTTCAGGTATAGCATCAATATGAGCTTTGTGCTCTTTGAAAGGCTTTTGGATTTCAGGTGAGGCTGATTCTATGTTATTATTTCCTCTTTCACCTTTAACTCTAAATCCTAACTCTTTTGGGTCAAGATCTTTTGAGGTCATTGTATCCCATTGAGCCTGAGTGATTGGTGTGAATTTATTCATGTTAAATTCTCCGTTTCTTTTTTTGTTATTTGCTTTTTAATTAAGCTGTTTTTTTAATATGGATTTCATATCCTTTTTATGATACATCAGTATACATAGCTTGAATTTAAGATGCAAGTAAATAATTAATTAAATTGCTCTTTAGTTGGGAGAAGTTTCACGTGAAACATTTCAAACCAAAAACAGAATTTTCAACGAGATTCCAATTTTCCAATCTCGACAATGGGGGATGGGCTATTTGGCGAGAAAGACCAACACACAATATTGGCTAATTTTTGTAGTTTAATACTATCTGATAAGTTTGATTATAATATATGGGTATAAGTTAAATATAGGAATAGCGGTTTAACGCTGAATTTGGTATCATAATGCGATTATTATGACTTCTTGGTAGGAATGTAAGCTAGTGTATTATTTTATAGTCTTTTGAACGGATTTCTTTTTTCTAAGATCTGGTACTGGAGTTCTATCTTCAATCCAATTTTTAAAAATTTTTGTATAATTTTTTGTATATTGAGTTATATTTGTTACTCGGCTTCTATCTCCTTTAACGCTCATCATTTCCCTTTCTTTCTTTCACTATTACGTTAGTAATAGTTTTCTTTATTTTATATATATATATATAATATATATATATTAATAACCACTCGAGCTTGTATTAACAATATACGTCTTAAATGCCTTTTTGTCAAGTTATATTTTAATTTATTATTTCCCTTGCTTTGTATTTAAGAGTTTCTTATATTCCTATAATGAAAAAAGCAAACAAGAGAGATGCTATGCAACATTGTGCTAACTGGAACGCTGGTAAGTGTCTAGGAGCTATGATGTATAGGAGTAACGGAGAGTTGCGTGTAGTCATGGATAAGAAAAAATCTAATAAGGATTGCATTATAGATGATGGATGCGATTATTTTGATAACATAGTAATACCTGGAATGGAGAAAAATGGGAATTAATAACGACGTTACACCGAAAAAGATAAAGTATTTAGAAAAGATTATAGATGAAGTTAAAAAGAAGAAAAGACCTATTAGGGCTGAAGTAATGCCTACTACAGTTCCTTCTTGGGGTTCAATGAGAAAAGAAGAAGGAGAAGAATAATGAGAAAACTAGAGATAGGTGGACATGAGTACAAAGTAAGATCAATGGATGGAGATAAAAATTCAAACGATGGTAAGATGTTGTTTGGATTAAATAATCCTAGAACTTGTGAAATATTCTTAGACGAGAAACTTGTTACCTCGAGACGTAATGAAACATTTTTACATGAAGTAATTCACGTAATACTTGTAAACACTGGTTGTGAACACGATGAAGGGCTTATTGAAAGTCTTGCAAATGGTTTTCATCAATTAGGAGTAGGAGAATATCTATGGCGAAAAACAACAAAGTAGTAAAGAGTATTGAAGATACTTATCCTGTTATGATGGATAGGTTTAAATCTATTACTGATGAGCAATATAATCTATTCTGTGAGAAACAATATGATTACGGTTGTGGCAACATAACCCTTGGTGGTGATTTAGATAACGATGAAGATAGAATGTTTGCTTTAACTGCGCTTGTTATTAGAATGAATGATAAAGTAAACAGACTTAAGAATATAATTGTTAAGCACAAAGGTGAAAATGCTGTAAAAGACGAAACATATATGGATGCCTTTAAAGATTTATCTGTATATGGTGTTATAGCCCAACTTGTTTCGGAGCGACTATGGGGAAAATAACAACATTCTTTTATTACTTAGAATCCTTACTATTGAAGTTTGTTCTTAAGGTAAGTTTGTTTTTAATTAAACATGGAGAAAAGCAAAATGAAGTGGACTAAAGCTGAAATAAGTATATTGAGTCAATACACTAGAACTGTAAAGAGTATTAAAGATATATGTTTCGAATTAGATAACGCTGGGTTTATGCGTACATATAAATCTGTAACACGAAAAATAGAGTCTATGGGTTGGACAAGACCAACTGACTTAACAGATATTACAGTACTTCCAAAGATATTAATGTTTGATATAGAAACAACTCCTATGCCTGTATGGGTATGGTCTTTTGGTAAACAATATGTTCCACATACTAATATTCTTAAAGATAACGATGGATTGCAAAGGTTCTGGTATGTTCTATCTTGGGCTGCTAAGTGGCTTTATGACGATAATACTATATCAGACGTACTTACTCCCGAAGAAGCAGTTGGAAGGGATGATAAAAGAATAATGGAGTCAATATGGAAACTACTTGACGAAGCTGATATTGTAGTTGCACATAATGGAGATCGATTTGACATAAGAAAGCTGAATGCAAGATTTATACTTAATGGTATGAATCCACCTTCTCCTTACAAGTCAATAGATACTTTAAAAATAGCAAGAAAAGAATTTGCCTTTAGTTCTAATAAGCAAGATTTTCTTACTAAGACATTTGGAGTGTCTGAGAAGTTGAAGACTGAATTTCAGTTATGGATAGATTGTATGGATGGTAATAAAGAAAGACTAGCTGAGATGCTTAAATATAACAAACGAGACGTTATAGGACTAGAGCAAGTATATCTTAAGCTTAGACCATACATAAGAAATCATCCTAATCTTGGAATCCTTATGGATGACAATGTTTGTCCATCTTGTGGAAGTAAGAATCTAAAAGCAGCTAATGCTACCTATTTTACAAGTTCTAACGAATATCCTGTATTTAGGTGTGGTGGTTGTCATTCTCCCTTCATAAGAAGTAAGACAAGTCTTAGTAGTAATGCTACTGAATTAAGAAGTATTGCAAGCTAAGTGTTGACAAAAGTCTATTTAAGGGTTATATTATAGTATATGCTTGTTCGTAAGATAAAAGATGTTGAGCACAAGATATACAATGATGAGAAGGAGTTTAACCAATACTGTCCTAATGAAAATTTAACTCGCAATTGGAGGGAAGGCACTGAAAGTAGCTGGGTAACGACTGACGACGGACAAGTCTGTCAAGTTCTTAAGCGGGGCGAGCTTAGAGATAGTCAGTCTAAGGGCGTGTGTAATTACTATATTAGGACAGTTATTGGTTCTTTCATTTGTAGGGATAATATTATGATGGAGGGAGATATGCGAAAGAACATGTATTCTTTTGCTGCGGAGGATCTCTCTCCTTATCAACATAAAATTAATAGAAAAAAGCCTACTAGAAGAGAATTTCTTTTTGCAAAGTATGTCGCTCAAGGTAATGGTATATCAGAGGCTTTTATAAAAGCATATCCCACTAATAATGAAAAATACGCAGATTATCAAGGAAAGATATTATTAAGCACTGAAAGGGTTAAAGGATTGATAAGAGAAGAAGTTGACAAAGTTTTAAACGAAGCTGACATTACTCCACTGTATTTACTTGAAAAGATGAGATCAGTTGTTGACAATGACGATTCTCAGGATAAAGATAAAATACAAGCTATTAAAACTCTTATGCAAATAAGTGGAATGATGGAAACAGATAAAAGAACAGAATCATTAACACTATTCCAAGGATTTACAAAGGATCAATTAAATGCTATCCAAGGCGGAGATTCGAAAAAGCTCATTGAAGCTTCAAGAGAAGTTGAAAAATAAAGAATGTATGATATGCGGTTTTCCTATGGAGAACTACACATCTGTTTGGTATAATGTATCAGAAGATTTTTTTTCAGTAGAGTGTTGCGAATGTTTTTCATCCTATGATGAGAACTTTGAAATAAGAATGCCAGGATTAATTTTTAACTATGGAGAATCATAATGAAGAAAATAGAGTTTAACTTAACTTTTGAAGTTCATAAGAAGATGGATGAAGAAAACTTTGAAATATTATTAAAAGATTATTTAATTAATGATTATAATGTTGAAAAATTTGTTACTAAGGTAATTAGTGAAGAAGATGAGGTAGATAATTTTTTAATAAAATCAGTAGACTTAGTAAGAAAAAAGAAGATTAAGAAGAATGATGATAAGATTAGTAAAAACCCAGACTTAGTAGGTGAACAATGGAATGCAGCATAAATGAAGTTAGCTGTGTATGGAACACTTAGAGATGGGAATAAAAATACAGGTAGAGTAAAAGATACGTCTCTTGTGTATCCTGGTCATCAAAAATTTCCAGCTATGATACAAGACTATGAAGGAAAAGGAACTGTCGTAGAGGTACACAATGTTACAAGTGAGGATTTAGCACAATATGATTTATATGAAGGTGTTAGTATGGGTCTGTATGACAGGGTAAAGGTTAATGTAGAGATGGATAATGGTGAAAAAATTAGAAGCTGGGTCTATGTTGCTGGATCTCGGCTATTAAAGTTAGTGGATGTATTTGAAGAAATTCCAAATGGAGATTGGTACAATAGAAAAGTTTAACATAATACCAAGCGACCTAAGTGAAAAAGAACGAATTCTTAATATGGTATCCAAAGATTTGGTTGCTTTTGGGCAACTGTTCTTACCTGAAGATTTTATGAAATCAAAGCCAGCTCCGTTTCATCACGAAGTTGGAGATTTGTTTTTAAATAATACAATAAGAAGGCTTTGTCTCGTTTTACCTCGTGGTCATACTAAATCTACTATGGCTAAAGCTGCTTTATTGCATAGATTATGCTTTAATCCAAAAGGAAAGAAAGAATTTGCTGCTTGGGTATCAGAAGAGCAAGGTCAAGCTATTGACCATTTAAAGTACATTAAAAGCCATATAGAATTTAACCCAGCTTTAAATTATTATTTTGGTGACATGGCTGGGACTAAATGGACTGAGAAAGAAATTACTACGGCTAAAGGTGATAGAATTATAGCTAAAGGTACGAGCCAAAGGCTTCGCGGTAGATCAGAACTTGGTCTAAGGTATACTAAGATTATACTTGACGATTTTGAATCCGAATTAAATACTAAGACTCCAGAAAGACGTAAAGAAATTAAAGAATGGCTTATGTCTACGGTGTATCCAGCTCTTGAAGAATCAAAAGGCAATGAGGGTTCTATATGGCTTATAGGCACTATTGTACACTATGATTCTGCTTTGCAAGGAATATATGATGGTTACTTACAAGCAAAAGAGAATAATGAAATGTATACTTGGGAGATGGTATTTCATAGGGTAATAGAAGACGATAAACCACTTTGGCCATCTTACTTTTCAAAAGAAAAAATAGCTGGAATAAGAAAAGATTACGAGTATGTTGGGCAACTTCATAAGTTTGCTCAAGAGTATATGAATGACGCTCGTGATTTAGAGAGTGCAAAATTTAAAATAGATAAGATTAATTATTTTGATGGAGAGTTTAAAGCAAAAAACAATCAAGCATATATTGTTACAAAAGAAGACGCTATACCAGTTAATGTTTATATGGGTGTTGATTTGGCTTATGAATCTTCAGCCCAGCACGATTACCAGGTTATCGTTGTTGCTGGTATCGATAGTGATAAAAATATATATGTAATAGATGTATTTAGAGAGCATATACCATTGTACGATATGCCTCGTAAAATATTCCAATATGCAAAAGAATATCAACCTATGAGAAGAGCAAATGTAGAGCATGTCGGAGCTCAAGGAATAATAAAGGATGCTGTAAACGAATTATCTCGCAATGATAGAAAAATGGCTCCAGGAATAGCAAGAGGTGTAAGACCTCCATCAGGAATAAAAAAAGAAGATAGGTTAGAATCTCTTCTTTGCCCAATAGTAAACAGAGGAAAGCTTTATATAAAGAAGCAACATAGTGATTTAGTGGATGAGATGTTTCATTTTCCAAAAGCAAAGAATGATGACTTGCTTGATGGTCTTTGGTATTCTATTATAAATGCTAGAGCTCCAGTAAGTAGTAAGTTTGATGCTAATAGCTTCGAGGAAGAAACCGAAGAAAAAAGAGAGTTTCTAGGGAAGAAAATAATAAGAAGTTGGATAACAGGTCAAAGAGTTTAAAAAATACAAAATAAAACTTGACAAATGTATGTTTTAGACTTATATTATATAGTATAGGTTAACTTTATTTTTCGGGGGATTTAATATTACTAACGAACAAGAATTTGAGCAGATAGATGAAGCTCAAAAGAATAAAGATTTGTGGAGAAGATGGCGCGATGCTCGGGCAGATTGGGATGCCGAAGCAAGAGATGCCGTTGATTTTGCACTGGGAAATCATTACACAGCTGAAGAGTCTGATGCATTAAATGCTGTCGGGCAAGGTGACTTTATTATTGATAGAGTCTATGCTGCTGTTGATAAACTTAAGTCTTTATTAACTTCAAGAAATCCAAAGTTCTCTGCTGTAGGTAGAGAAGATTCTGATAACAAAATTTCTCAAGTTTGGAAAACAATTCTTGAGTATTGCTGGGATATATCAGATGGTGATATGGAGTTTAAACAAGCTGTCCATGACTATGCAATAACTGGTCTTGGATATTTTTATGTATATATAGATACGGAAGCAGATTTTGGACGAGGTGATGTAAAATACACACATTTAAATCCATTTAGAGTATATGTAGACCCAGCAGCTAGAAATAGATATTTTACCGATGCTTCTGGAATGATATTATCTACTATATTAACTAAAGAACAGGTTTTATCTCTTTATCCTCAGATAGAAGAATTTATTAAAGAAATTGAAACTATGTCTGACGAAGATGATTATCCTTCTTCTTCTAGAAAGAACTCATCTGAATCTTTTACCCCAGACGTTGTTAAAGATAAAGATCACGGAACTTACGAAAGATATAGAATATTAGAAAGATTTGAAAAAATAAAAGTTCCTTATTATAGGCTTTTTAATAAACAAAGTGGTGAAGAAAAAGTTGTTGATTCGGAAACGTTTCAGATTGTTTCTTCTGAAAATGCCCACTTAATAGAATCGGGGCTGGTTGAAGTTGTCGAAGTTATGCAAACACGAATTAAAGTGGTTGCATCAATGGGACAGCATTTATTATACGAGCAAATCCTCAATACTGATATATACCCAATTATACCAGTCCCAAATATTTGGACTAATACTCCATATCCAAAATCAGATGTATCTAAAGTTAAAGACTCACAGAGACTTATTAATAAGCTTTTCTCTTTAACTTTAAGTCACGCTCAAGCTTCTGCTGGTCTTAAGTTGCTTGTTCCAGAAGGCAGTGTTGATAATATTGCTGACTTAGAAAAAGATTGGGCAAACCCTAATGCAGTTTTAGAATACAATGCTGAATTTGGCGAACCGCATTTTCCAGCTCCTCAGCCACTTGCTGGTGAGTTCTATCATTTAATAGATAGAGTAGAGCATTATATAGATTTAAATTTTGGAATCCCAGAGCTTATGCAGGGATTTAGAGAAAAAGCTCCAGATAGCGCACGTGGAACAGCTATGCTTTCAGAAATGGGTGAAAGTCGTGGACGTTCTAAATTAAAAGATATAGAAGGAAGCCTTAATCAGCTTGGACGATGTATCTATAATTACGCTAAAGGGCATTATAATTATCAAAAAACATTTAGAATTATACAACCTAATAATGATCTTACAGAGTTTTCGGTAAACAATAGGTTGTATGATGACAAAACCAACGAATTGCAGACAATTGATAATGATATATCATTAGGTCAGCACGACGTTAGAATAGTATCAGGATCAACTTTACCTTCAAATAAAATGGCAGAATACCATATGTATCTTGAAGCGTATAAGTTAGGATTGGTAGATGATGTCGAGGTCTTAAAGAAAACAGAGATCTACGACAAAGAAGGAGTATTGCAACGCAAAGGTATGATGTCTAAAATGCAGTCATATATACAACAACTAGAAGGTCAAATAAAAGAACTCAATGGTGATTTGCAAACAGCTGATAGGGAAACCGTTCACGCTAAGAAACAAGTTATTACAGAGAAATTTAAAACAGACCTAAAAGAGATTAGCTCTGACGCGAAGTTTAAAGAAAGAGTTAAGCTTGGAGAACTAGAAAAAGTGATTGACAAAGCAGATGTCCGTGCCGAAGCTGCGTTAGCTATACAAAAGGCGAATAAAGGGAGTTCCTCTAAAAAGGGGAACGCACAAAATAAACAATAATCATAGGTTAAGCTTCTTCGAAGTATCTAAGGGTGTTTCGAAATAAAGAAGAGATCTAAAGGAGGTTATATGGAAGATCGAGTGCAAGGCGAAGTAGTTGAACAGGAAGTTGGTAGAACAACACGAGAAGGCTTGGCGACGTCAATGTCAGATGTTGAATTGGCTTCAGAAATGCCAAGTGTTCAAGATGGCGTAATTGATGAAGGAAATAAAAGAGCACCTAATTTAATAACTAAAGAAGGTGACGAATCCGAAGTTAATTATGCTACTGATTGGGAAAATGAGACTAAGAAGTTTCAGTCTATGTATGATAAGCAGAATGCTGATTATCAAAGACTTCAAACTGACTATGAAAAACTTCAGCCAATGTCTGAATTACAACAGGTTCTTGAATCAAGACCAGATGTAGTTGATGCAATAAAAGAAAGGCTTGAAGGAAAAAGTTCTCAAGAAACTATTCGCGAACCAGATGATAGCAACACAGTTGACGAATCATCTTTTGACCCATGGGAAGCCTATTACAAACCAGAGTCGGCTTCATTTAAAATGAGGACGTCTCAAGAAAGAGCTTTGGTAGATGAGGCAGTTGGAAAACATATGTCTGATCTCCAAGGTCAAGTAGCGTTGCAAAATTTACGCAACGAGTTATCTACTAGCTACGATATGAAAGATGATAAAGATATTAATGATTTTATAGATTTTGCGACTACGCCAAGAGATCAATTACCAATTGACTTGTTAATTGATGTCTATCGTAAGCATTATAATAAAGGAAATGATAACATTTCTCCTAATATGGAAGCAGTTAAGGCAACTCAAAGCATTCCAAGGACAGCTGGGATTCTTCAAGGTGGGGAAGGCGAACCACATAGAAAATCTGAGCAAGAGTCAGCTTGGGATAGAATTTTGCAAGCAGGGCAAGCAGGGAGAATTCCCTAATTAATATAATCAAATAGGAGGTAACAAATGGCTGTTACACAAGGAGTAAAATCCAGTTATAATATCACAGCTGCTACCGCAGATGCGGGCATAGGTCAAAGACCTGATGCTCGTCGATTATACGATTTCTCAGATCGGGTTGCCGAATTGGCACCAGAGGAATCACCGTTTTTTGTATATCTTTCAAAAGTTGCAAAAGTTCCAACGGATGATCCTGTATTCCGATTCTTAGAAAATCGTTCAAAAATCGATTGGTCGTCTAGAGACTTTTTACTAGCTTCCACACCTGGTACGATAGTAGCTGGTAGTTCTTACGCATTTACAGTTGACGCAGATAGCGCAACTGGTGGTAGTGGTTCAGGTGGAACCGCACCTGGGTTCTTAATAAAAGGTATGGTATTTTCAGTAGCTTCAGTGGGAAAATCTAGTGGTACTGGATACTCTCAGGTTTTAGTTAGAATTGAAAGTGCTCCAGTAGTTGGTAGTTCTTCTACTGCGTTTACTGGAAAAGTTATTGACTTTTCTGCTTTAACTAATTCTGGCGGTGCTATTTCAGGTGAGAATATCTTAACAGACAATGATCTATGTCAAGTAATTGGTACTTCGTTTCAAGAAGGCTCAGCATCTCCTGATGCATGGTCTAGTGAGATTGAAGACAATTATGGCTATACACAGATCTTCAAAACGGCTTGTGAAATGTCAAACACAGCGATTGCAACACGCTATCGCGGATATGCAAACGAATGGGAACGCATTTGGGCGATGAAACTTCGTGAGCATAAAGTTGACATTGAAAGAGCTTTATTGTTTGGTCAAAAAGCAAGAGTAAGTTCAATTCAATACACAGAAGGTGTAGTCGGACATATATTGAAGAATGGTGTCGCACAAATTGGTGACGCTGATCTTACTTATACATCTGGGCAACCTTATTTTAGAAGTGTAGAAGATTCTGAATTAACATATGACAGATTGCTTTCCGATATGGAAGTAATGTTTGATCCAGCACGTGGTGGTGCAAGTGAGAAACTAGTTCTTGCAGGTCTTCCTGTAATTAGTTTCTTTAACAAACTTGGAAAAGATTCATTCTTAAGTACAAGTTTATCGCATAATAACAATGCTGCATTAAGTGGTGCTGCTACGACTACTAATCAATCACCTCATCGCATGAATATGACAGAGCGAGCTGGTGCATTTGGTCATAAAGTATTTACTATTGAAACTGTTCATGGTACAATGCATTTGGTCAAAGAACCATTGTTTAGAGGTATGACTTCTAATTTTATGGCTATGATTGACATGAGTCAAATTGCATACCGTCCACTAGTTGGAAATGGTATCAATCGTGATACAGCAATCTTGTCTAACATTCAAAACGCTGATGAGGACTTGAGAAAGGATATGATTCTAACCGAAGCAGGATTAGAAATCACATTACCTGAATCTCATTCACTCTACAACGTAGAATTTTAGGAGGTTATAATATGTATACTGATTCATTAAATAAAAATAGTAGTGCTCATCAAACTGGTGAAAAAGCTTTTCAGAAGCTTGATAATACTGTAGCTGTAGCGAGAACGCTAAAGGCTACAGAATCTGGAACTCTTTTCGCAGTTGATATGTCTACTGTAGATAATAATGTTGTCTTAACGCTACCAACAGCTTCAGACGAAGTTGCTGGTGTTAATTACGATTTCTGTTTTACAGTTAATTGTGATGATGACGCTGACTTTATTGTTACTACAGGTCTTGACGCAACTGATATATACGGATATATTGTTGCTGGTGCTGCAAATAGTACAGTAGATGACGTCGATGGTTTATCTAAATTAACTATTGACGGTTCTGTTTCTCAGGCTATTGAAGGCATGAGAATAACTCTTATCTGCGACGGTGTTAATTGGCATTTATCTGGATACGTTCCAGTTGCTATTGGTACTGTTGTAGTAGTAGAGGCTGCTTCTGCTTAATAATCCGAATAAATAAGGATTAACAGATTTGGATTCTGTGGGGCTATTCAAAAAAAGTATAGCCCCGAATATCCTAAAAATTTAAATTAAGGAAATAAAAAATGGCTGTTTATGTTGCAGGAAATACAGATGTAAAAGTATTTATTCACGATCCAAAACCAGGAAGTAAAACTCAAAGTGTTGGTCAGATTGCAAAAGATGTTTTCGACCATATAGATGCTTTAGACTCTACCAATAGTAAAATTATTTCTATATCGCACTGTACGTTAAAAGGCGATAAGGTTATGACTATGGTAGTATCTGGTGCGTAAGTTTAAGTGTCAACATTGTAATAAGCCAAATCCTGAAAATTGGTTTATTTGCAGAGATTGTGGAGAAAGAGCATCACCTCCAAAGTTTACTACTAATTCATTTATTATAAGTGAGGTTGGTAAACGAACTGATGTAGAGTTTAATACTATTTCCTACGATGAAAGTATCAGTAAGATGAATAAAGCCGATAAACGGTGGAAAGGATTTTAATATGCCTTATGGTAAAGGAACTTACGGAAGCAAAGTTGGTAGACCTAAAAAGAAAAAGTCTGCTAAAAAGAAATCTCCAAAGAAATCTAAAAAGAAATAAGTAGATGGCAAATTTTGACGCACAAGTAATAGAGCTAGTTGGTACTACATATACTACTGATCAAGATGCATTAAATCAGTTTATAACTGAAGGAGCTAATGAAGTTATAAATGCTATGCCTCGCGCTATTATGGAAAGAGTGGCTAAGGAGACTGCTGTTGTTGACGGCACAACTTCATCTGAAGGTCATAAAATATTACACGTACTTAAAAATGATGGTACAATAGATCAACCTTGTAGATTGGTTTTGGCTAGCAAAAGAGGAAAGATACAAGATTCTTCTGATATGGAGTTTGCTACTACATCAGACCCAGCATATTATATACAAGATGGAAAGATAAATATATTTCCAAATGGAAATGGGTTAATGGTTTCTATGCCTACATACAGCCAGTCTTCTCCTATAGATGCTAGTCTTAGTGGTACTATAGCAAATTTTCCAAATGAGTATGAATACTTAGTTGTATTATATGCAGCAATTAAATCTCTTCAACAAGTTTTAAATAGTATTGTATTAGCTGATGCTAGTATATCTTATTCAAATGCTTCTGTTGGAGGCTCTATAACTGCTGCTGTAGATTCTATTACAGTTGCACCTACGGATGCAGTAGGGTCTGCTGGTTCTGCCTATACATCTCCTACTGTGCAATCAGACAGTACAGATATTGGACTAACAACAATAGTTCAATTAGATGCTGAAAATACAATAGATGATTTTGATGGTAATGCTATAGAGTTTGATCAGTGGTGGTCAACCTTAGCTCATCTTATAGAAGATGAAGAAGATTCTGAATTAGCTCAACTTCAAATATCTAAAATATCTTCATATATAAACGCTTTTCAAGCAGAAGTTCAAGATGCTCAAGCAGCTATGCAAGCTACTATTGAAGATGCAAGGCAATCTACTCAAGCATCAATTTCAAATGCACAAAATGATGTTCAAGCTTCTATTCAAAAAATGCAATTATCAACACAAGCATCAATACAAAATATGCAGTTATCTACTAATGTAAATATTGCAAATGCTGCTAAAACAATGGAAGCTATAATACAAGACTATTCTGCTTTAGTTACAGAAAAAACAAATGAATATAATTGGGCTTTAGGTCAACAAGGAAAATTACAAGTTGATTACGATAAAGGTATACAGATAATGAGGGGCGCATAATGGCATTTACTAAAGTAAGTCTTAATACAACGCCAAATTTTGAGTTGGTAAGTCTTAATACAACGCCTTCCTGGACTGCGGTTGCATTACCATCTACTACAAATTGGATTGCACCTGGAGCTGATACAAGAGCTTGGAACGTTATTCAAGTGAATTGGGAAGATGAATCAAGAGAATACAACCAGTTTGGATATCTTGGAAAGGATTCTGACTAATGGCTGTACACAGTTTAACACCTAAAAAAATTATATCAATAGTAAGGCAAGTATTTCCAGAAGCTCCCGAAGCTTATGTTTTAGAATTAATAAATCAAGCAATGGTTGAGGCTGGTAAATATAATAGTAAAATTGAATATGCAAAAACAGATACCGTAAATGATCAGCAATGGTACACTTTAAGTGATACTAATGCTGGTACAAATGTAGAAATAAATAAAGTATTAAGATGTGATTTTAAAGATTCTAATGGAGACTATGTTAAAATACCTAGATTGCTAAATAACGAAATACAAACAATGGATATAGACTAATGGCACTAGCAAAAGAAGTAACGAAAATAATTTGCGTAGCAGATTCAAGTTCAAGTTTACAAAGCAAGTACTTTACTATTTCAGGAATGGGTACAGATTTTGCACAAAATGATTACTATGTATGGATTGATGTAGGAAGTGGAGGTACAGACCCAGCAATTTCTGGAAGAACAGGGATTGAAGTTAATATATCTGCGGATGCAAGTAACTCTACAGTGGCAACAGCGGTAAGTAACGCAATTCACGCTAAAGCTGATTTTTCAACATCAGTTAGCACAGCTACAATAACGGTTACAAATGCTGTTAGGGGTTCTGTTACAGATGCAGCTAATGTAAATGCTGGATTTACTATTACCACAGAAACGGCAGGCACTGGAACAAATACTAGTAGCTATAATAATCCAGAAGATTTTATTGCTTGGTTTATAAATGGAGATCATCTTGCTATTGTTACTACAAAAGGAAGTGATACCAACACAGTTCACCAAAGAGAGGGTGATTATAAACCAATAGATATTAATTTAATAAATGGATTGTTAATACAT